AACTATAAAAAGTGAAACTGCAAATAGCTATGTCACATTGGCAGAAGCTAATAGTTACTTTGAAACTGTACCTGATTCAAGTACCTGGACAAATAAAACAGACGATCAAAAGAATAGAGCATTAATATCAGCTACTAGAGAGATAGATAATTTAGTTTTTTATGGAGATAGATGTGACGAAGATCAAGCACTTAAATTTCCTAGAACAAATTATCAGGTGGATAGAGTTGAATTAAGTTGTTCAATTATTCCGTTAAATATTAAATATGCACAATATGAATTAGCTAGAGCTTTAGCAAATGATACTGATGCAATTACTGGTAACACAGGTACAGCAGGTGTTCCAGCAGAAGTAAAGATTGGTGATTTAGAAGTCAAATATAATGAAAGGTCACAAAGTACAGGAACTGTAAATAATATCTTTGACGTATATCCTTGGCTACAAAGTTTTCTTGGAGCATATTGTTCTGGTGGTAGTGGTAGTTATCAGGTAAGAGTGATGAGGGGATAAGATGGCAGCTATAGATGACATTTTTGGTTCGATACCAGCACAAGTTTTATCACAGTTTGGTCAAGATATAACTTATGTAAAAACAACAACACCTCGTACATATAATCCTACAACTGGTGCTGTAACAGGATCTGATACAAACGTAACTGTAAAAGGTGTTATTTCACAGGTAAACTCAAGTGAAAGTGATGGTGTATTGCAAGGAACCAGTGTAACTGTATTAATTGGTGCTTCAGAATTAGGAGACTATTATCCTACTCAAGCAGATCGTATTCAATATCCACGGGCAGGTTCTACTGTAGAAGGTAAGATAATATCAGTTAGAACATATAGAGGTGATAAGCCTGTATATCATTCTTTATCAGTGAGGATACAATAATGGCTGCTAAGTATAATCCTAAACTAACAGGTTTTGTTACTAAGGGCGGTAGAAGAGTTCTTGGAACAAGAAAACAAGATGCTCGTTTAGGTCTTTTAACAGATGAACTTATGGCAAAAATAAATAAAGGAGCTAGAGAGGCTGCGGTGCAAGTTATGAATGATTTAGGTAAAAAAGGACCTGTTTGGTCTGGAGAATTTAGAGATAGTTGGATTGCAGTTTCAAAACAGAAAGGAGGAGGTGCAGCTAGTAGTGGTTCTTATCCATATAATTTAAGCAATGTGCCACAACTTTCTTTAGAACAAAAAGAACAGGTAAAGAAGATACAGATTACAAATACATCTAAGTGGGCTTTATACGCATTAGATTTAAAGAAAGGTAAATTTACTCCGAAAAATTTTCCTAGACCAAAAGATGGCAGACCTGGGAGTCCATTAGGGAAAGTTAGAGGAACAGGAAGAAGAGATCCAGATTCTTTAACTTATAGAGGTCAGCTTTCTCCTGGCCCTGGAGGAGCAAGAATCACTGCACCGTTAGATTGGTATTCTACTTATTTAAAAGGTGGTGAATTTAAAAAAGCACTTAGAAAAGGTTTACAAATGGGTTTTAAAAGTAAAAAATGAATTACCAAGGAATTAGAGCAGCCCTAGAAAATCCTATTCTTACTGCTTTTACAAATTTATCTCCTGCCGTACCAGTATTTTTTGATAATATTACGGCTGCACCTTTAGGAAGTGTTACAGAATATGTCACAGTAAATCTTACTTTTGGAATTACAAATGAAGTGACTTTAAGTTCTAGTGTCGATCATGCACGGGGAGCAATCATCATTCGTGTTTATTGTGAAAAAGGTAAAGGACCAGCTAGAAATCAAACATTAATTACTACTGCCGTAGGTGTATTAGAAACATTAAATGACACTGCAAAAACAAATTCTGGAGTATTTTTTAGAACTGGAGATATTGAAGGAC